ACCCGGGTTCCAAAAAAACCATTTAAGGAAGGACATAATATACTTGATTCATCAAATATTCTTGTGGCCCATTGCTCGGTTTGCTTTTGACCAGATTGCTCATCTTCTTCGCTCCGTTCGGCTTCAAGACTCAACGTCCCGAGGCTAGCGGAAAGTCGAATTGCTTGACGGAAAATACCTGGCAAATTGTCATCAAGTGCTCTGGCTGATTTAATTACTTCAAAACCTGATACAGGTGAGACCCACGAATCTAGATCGAAATCGTTAGCAATATGCATCAAAATAGATTGTTTGACCCAAGATAGCATATCTTTAATGCTGTCTGATTTCATTCCATATAGGGAGTCAAGCACATCATCTCGAATTGATTGAATGACATCGTGCCTTCCATCATCGCCCCTTGCTACAACGATCGCGTTGATTCTCTCACCTGAACCAACTATAGGTTCAAATGATACTGCCCACCATTTCCCATGGTACATGGGTTTGTTAGGGAAAATACTGAGATCAAGCGCCATTGAAAATGTCCATTTGAGCGATGCCTAATCTACATCTTATCAGAGAATTAATGACTGACAACCTGTTGGTCAAAAAGTCTAGAACATGAGTTATCTCATCTTCTTCAAGGTATTTTTCCGAGTGTGTCTGACGCATGATTTCGTCTAGTTTTAACAAATTATAAGTCGGCGTAATATCTTGAAGAGTTGTTTTCATAGTTCTGAATTTTTCCAATTCAGACTGAATTGAAAATAATGCTCTGATAATATTGTTGTCAGATGCTGGCGAGAGAGGGTTCATGCCATTGGGAATTGCTAGACCGTGATCGATAAATAGAAAATTGTCACCACCATCGTATAAGATATTACCGATATTACGGTCGTGATTTGCGATCCATTCATCGAAAACACCAACATCTAAAGTTGATTTGAATTTTTGTAAGCGGATGAAAGCCTGTTCGCAGTTAGCATATCTGCGAAAGCTAGGAAAATCCGCATCTTCTGAACCAAACATTAACGCATGCTGGCCCTCTGGAATAATGGGAAGAGAATTGCTATCAGCTAGAATTAGGTATGGCTTGGGAATGGGAATACCTAATTGGCGGCCTAAAATAGCGCAGAATGCTTCAACGCATATTTCTCTTGCATCGATGAGCTTGGCATAGACAACTACAGTATCAGTAGCCGTTTTGACATGCCCCTTCCAAGTCTGATTGATGTTGCAATCTGAGAATGGTTCAGCACCAGGTAGCAGCACTCCAGTTTCAATGTTTTCCATTTCAAGTCCGTGTAAAATTAGTGCGAAATAGTTTGATTACATGTAAAGGCCAAGCTGTATGGAGCTTGCCACTATGCTAGTCATGGTTTCGTTGCTTGCACTTTTTCATTTTTTGGACCGAGCAGGACGCCGATTACTCCTGATTTCGAATCCGGCCCTTCATGTACTTCTCATACAGCTCATCCAACTCTTTCAGGCGAATCGCGAAGATGCGGAGCATGTTCTGTTGCTCTTCTTCCGGCAGTTGGCGGTAGAGCTCGAGCAGGCGCTGTTCGTCCGGCTTAAGCCCGTCCTTCTCTCCAACGTCCTCTCCGAGTAACCAGGCGACAGAAATGCCTACAGCGTCGGCTATGGCTAGTGCCGATTTCTTACTAATCACGCCTTTTTTGAACCAGCCGTTTACGGCTTGAGGGGTGACTCCAGCTATTCGTGCCATGTCTGCTTTAGTAACGCCGCGATCAGTGATCTCAGTAAGGCGCTCTACCAGAACGAGGTTGGGTTCTTCTTTTCTCATAGGGTCATTGTAAATATTTGGTTTATACACACAATAAATCCAAAGTTTGCATGAGGTATAAATCTGTGGTTTACTTCTGCTATCAATAAGCAGGAGAAGCACATGTCCGCACTCGATAAAGCAATTAAAGCCGCTGGCTCAGCCAGAAAGCTCAGCATCGCGCTTGGTGTGACGAGTATGTCTGTAAGTCATTGGAAGAATCGTGATCAAGGGATCGTCCCGCCAAGCTATATCTTCCCGATTTTCAAAATGACAGGCGTAACCCCCCACGAACTGCGCCCTGATCTCTACCCGAACCCCACTGATGGTTTACCAAAGTAGGAGTGTTAACAATGCAAACACAATTTTTTCAACAGAATAACAGAGCGCCGGCAGAGCGCCTGATATTCCAATATCACCAAAACGAGGAATCGGGTGGTAGCGTTGCTCACCGTAATTTATGCGCAGCAGTCCGCGCCTGGGCAGCTGCGGAAGGGCGCCTGGTCGTTGCGCTGCAAATCAAGGAAGTGGCGGAAGAGATGGCGCTTGAAGGGATAGATCTCAACGTTCAGCCAGAGGTTTGGAACGTGAAGATGTTTCGTTGGTTAGACAACAAGGAGCAGTCAGCGACATACCAAGCGAACGTCGAATTGCTGGCGCCAGCGATTCTATCCGCATTGCCCCTGGCATACCGGGATCGCGTTGTGAAGCACGACGAAGTTGCGCTTCGAATCGCCAGAACGGTGAAGGAGGACGCCGAGGCTATTCAGGCCGTCATGCTCAAAGCGCCAAAGCAGGTTCGGCTGAAGGAGATCAGCGAAAAGATTGTCGCCAGCTTCTACTTGGATGGCCCGGACTCTGTGGCGCCATTGATGGCGATGGTGACGACGATGTTGGGCGGTGCTCTATGACGGGATCTAAAAAGGCGAAAGCCCTTCTGCGGGAACAGAAAGGGCTCTCAGGTGCAATAACGTCAAGTAATTGCGGAGATCAGTATGTCAGCAACTAGTAACAAGGTAAACATCCAGCCAACCCACAAGTGCTCTTTTTGCGGAAAGACGAATGTCGAAGTCGCTGGCGTTCTCATCGCTGGGGATGGCGTTTCAATCTGTCAGGAATGCGTTTTTTTGTGCGTTGAGATCGTCTTTAAGCACTCCGCCAGAACTGACGAACCGACAGCAATTTAAGCATTCAGGGGTTTATATGCGTGATTACGGCAAGGTGCATACATCTTTTTGGATAAGCGATGGAATGCGTCGGGTTTCTGATGATGCCCGCCTGCTAGCGCTGTACCTGCTCACTGGGCAACACACAAACATGATTGGTTGTTTTCGCCTACCTGATGGATACGTTTCGGAAGACCTCAACTGGAAGCCTGAAAGGGTTTCGAAAGGGTTTGACGAGCTATCTCAAAACGGTTTCGCAACGCGTGATTCGGCCTCGAAATGGGTTCTTATTCTGAACTTCATGCGGTGGAATCCCGTAGAAAATCCCAACCAAGGCATTGCTGCTCTGCGTTTGTTTGCTCAGGTGCCGGAAAAATCCACTGTGAAGTCAGAGCTGGCGCGGGTCATGGCCGATGCGATAGCCCATATCGGAAGCTCAAAACTCAAGGGTTCCGAAAGGGTTCTTGAACGGTTCCTTAACCAGGAACAGGAACAGGAACAGGAACAGGAACAAGAGAATACTTCGGGGCATGGCTCCGCCACACCCCCAGAGAGTGATGTTCCTGCCGGTGGCAATGCGCGCCCGAAAACAAACGCCTATCCAGATGACTTCGAGCAGGTGTGGGCGATTTATCCAAAGCGCGCCGGGGGCAACAGCAAGGCGGATGCCTGCAAAGCCTGGAATGCCAGAGTTAACTCAGGAGCCACGGTTCAAGAGTTGCTCGCCGGTACGCAGCGATACGCCGACTTCGTGAGAGCTACGGGAAAACTTAACACCGAGTACGTCAAACAGGCCGCAACGTTCTTTGGCCCCTCGAAACACTATGAGGAAGCCTGGAAAGTGACAGCGCCGTCAGGCGTTCGGGATCCCAATACCATCTCCCGTCCAGATAACACCATCCCACCAGGGTTCAGGGGGTAGCGATGAAAAACATGATTGGTACCGGCAGCGCGCTTGAGCGACTGAAGAAGTTCATTCCGGCCAGCGTACAGCCGAAATTTAACAGCGTCGAAGAGTGGCAGGCATGGCAGGAAGCTGAGGGCCACAAGCGTTCTGAGGAGATCGACAAGCAGAATCAGCGTGCACGCTCGGAGAAGATTTTTGGTCGTGCAGGCATTCAGGCGCTGCACCGCAGCTGCTCGTTCGCGAACTACCAGGTGTCGGGCCCGGAGCAGCGCCAGGCGTACAGCATGGCGAAGAGCTACGCGCAGAACTTTGGCGGCGGCGGATTCGCAAGCTTCGTCTTCAGCGGCGCGCCCGGCACTGGGAAGAACCACCTGGCGGCTGCTATCGGTAACCACCTTCTGGCTGCTGGCCACTCCGTTCTGGTGGTAACCATCCCTGACCTGATG